TTACGTTCCGACGTTTCCGAGATCGGAATTCCGACTGTTGTCGGATCGCGTAGGGATTCGCGCCACGATGCTTTGCGCCGCTGCCGCCTCGGTGCGGGGCATATAGACCTCCAAAATCTTCTTGATCGTCGCCTGGGTGTGGCCGCTGATCGATCCAATTTGATAGTCGTTGAGGCCAAGCTGCCCGAGGTTGACGATGCAGGTCCGGCGCAGATCGCGGAATTGCAAGGCGTCGAGCCGTTCCGCCAAGTCCATGTTGCCGTCCATGATCGCCACAGCGGCGGCCGCGCGGCGAATATCGAGGAATGTGTGGATAAAATCGCTCTGGCCCCAGCCGGTGCCAGAGCTTTCCTTGACGATAATGTGTTGTGCTTGGACGGTGCCACGGGCCAGCGCTGCCGCGCGATTGGCCGCAATCGTTGCTTCAATTCGGTCGCGCAACTCGCCCTCGATCGGCACGCCGACCCACCGTTTCGTCTTATGCTGTAGCACATAGACGCCCATGACCTTGCCTGCGTCGGGGCCGTGGTTGGATTTTAGGGCGTCGTAGAGTCGTTCGTCATGCCCGAGCTGACGCGGGCTGATCTCGCGCCAGCGCGACCGCTCCAAGGTAATCACGTCCTCTTCGCGCTGGCCGGTATAGGCGGCGATTTCGACCGCCAGATCAATCGAAGCCGCCCCCATGCTGACTGCTGCTTCAGCGAAGGCTTCCAGCGCGTCAGCCTCCCATACTTGGTGGCGCGGCGCTGGCATAGGCAGCCCAAATTCCTGAGCCGGATTTACGATTCCCAACGACTGCTCTTTGATCCACCAGCCCAGTACCTTGCGCAGCGTGGTGAGAAGATGGAATGCAGGTGCATGGCCGGGGCCGTTGAGCGTCGCATGTTCCATCATTGCATCGCGAAGGGCTTTTACGCGCGGCCTGGTGATCCATGCAACGGGTTGGTCACCGGCCCAGTTGTCAAGACGATTTAGTGCAGTCTGGTCAACCTGTTGCGTCTTCACCGACATTGTGGGGAGGATATCGCGACGATAGCAGGTAATGACGTAGCCAAACGTAGTCTTACGATTATAGGGCTGCACATCCTTGGGGCGTGCGCCGCCATCTTTCCAACTGCCGACATCTTCATTTCGCGCCCGTGCGGCGCTGATTGCGGCCGAAAGGTCGGCCGGGAGTGTCATCGTTTTCCAACCTGCCTTGCGCTGGGCAGGGCTCGGCTCCCAGTAATAGCGGAGGCCCCCGGCGGTGTTCTTCTGGGTCAGGCCCGGAATGTTTTCACGGCCGATCTTCATTTTGCCAGCTCGTCACGGATGCCGGTGATGACCAAGCCGATAGCGTGGCGACGGCGCTCCAGAACCTCGCGAACGTCTTGCAGAAGGTTGTCGCTAACCTGGCCGTCGCCAGCCATTTTTTTGTAGAGATTGCGGGAGCTCATGCCGAGGGCCTTGGCGAGAGCTTCGCTACCGACCGCGTCGCCCGCTGCTCGCATGATCGCGGCGCGCTTATCGGATGGGTCGGGCATGGCCCGCTTATGGCCGGTCGTTTCGATGGGGGTTGTCATATCGTCCTTTCTGACGTTGGCCCCGTCCTGCGACAGGGCGCATATTCAATCTGGGTCGTCGATGCGATCAGGTCAATGGTGGAACGGTGGTCCGCCCCACAGTCGTGGGCAATTCAGCAATCACGGCTTCAACGGTTGCAAGCGCCGCCTCGTCGCTGATCCCCTTTTTCTTCGCAGCATTCCAAACTGCAAGACGGACGGTTTCCGTCAGAAACTCCCCCGCGGGGGTGGCGGCTGCATGGACGGTCCGGCCTTTCAGCGCCGACAGCTTGCTATACGCCCGCTCCATCACCGGCGCGCCATGAGGGAAGGTATCCTTGTCGACCTCCCCCGACAGAACGAAGTTGAGCGCGTCCAAGACGCTATCCAACTGCGGTCCGGTCAATGCCTCGCGTTCCTCCCCCGCATCGCCCGCGCGTCTGTCGAGGGCGGCGAGGATGGCGCGAACTTCGGCGCGGCATTGCTCGGCAAAGTCCCACGTCAGGGGAACGGTGCCGTCTCGGCCGCTCAACGTGTCTTGCGGGCCGGTGGGCCAGCGTGTCGGGGGATTAGGTGGCCCTTTGCCGCCGGGGATGCGGTGCAGCCCTAGCGCCTTTGCCCCGATCTCAACGCGCGTATCCACCGCCTCGCGCACAGCATCCGGCGTCTGGGTGGTCATGCGGGGTCTCCCGAATTGGGGGCAGGAAGGGCGGGCGCTTGGGGCGAACCCAGCGCAATGAACCCGCCCCCGGCAATCAGCTTGTCCACGTTCGCTTGAGTGTCGCCGAACAGCATCGCCATGCAGGCCTCAATCAGCCACTCCATGTCACCGTGCATTTTGACGAAGAACGCTTCCCGCTCTTCAGTCCAGTCCATGACGAACGTCTTTTGGGTGCTCTGCCGATAGTGCTCGGTGCCGGGCATGGCGGCGACCCAGTGCATGTTTGGGATCGCGCCCTCTTTCTCTGCCCGCGCCATCTCTCGATCGGAGATATGATAGAGCCCATCGTTGACCCGCCACACCACCTCATGCCGGAGGAAGATCGCGGGCCTGCCGGTAAAGCTGATGCCCTCCAAGCGCCCTTGGGTATAGGTGCCCCGCTCCGGATGGTTCGCGGCGAACTCGACCCGGATCATCTTCACGCGGGCCTCATTCTCCCGACGCCGCTTATACGCGGCCAGCACGCCCTCATAGCCCCGGATGGTGTCATCCATCTTGGGTGCAGAGACATAGCCCGCGCGCCCGTTGTAGCGGCCCTCCAGATAGCCCTCGATCGTGGGCATGTAGCTGGTAACGTGCTCGGGGACGTAGATGTAGAACAACCCGTCGTCGGCTTTGAAGTAGACCTTGCCGATTGTCTCAATGCCGATCAGGTCAGGGCCGGGCACATAGTGCTTAAAGCTCTTGACCTGCTGGCCTTTGCTCTCTCGCTTTCCCATCCTACTTTCCCCCATCGCTGGCGTGAGAGGCGGGGGTGGCGATGCAGTGCGTCGGCTCCCATTCGAGCGCATCTTCCGGCTCAACTGCCCAAAAACGGTCGCCGTGATCGCTTTCCGCATATTGCGACATCGCAGCATTGATGCCGTCCGTGACGATGTAGACTTCCCACAGCACGGCAGTCTCAATCGGCTGCCACCCCTCCCCCTGGAAGGCGAACTGGTCGCGACAACTGGTCAACGCCTTCTCCACCGCCTCACGATCCATCGCGGGCGGGGCGGCGCGGGTGACTTCCTGCCCGGCTGGCGAGGTGACACGCGTGTTCCAAGCGGCAGCCGCCGATGCTTTCGCGTCGGCATCATCACCATCCACAATCTTGACGCTGGGGCCGCAGGCCGTGCAGTCCTCGCATTCGACAAAGCGGGAGGCGGGCTCCGGACTCTGCAAGGTCGCGGAGAAAGACATGCTCACATCGGCCGATCCACAAAACCGACACGGCAGAAGTTCCGGTATTTCAGCCACGGGCGGCCTCCACCACTTTCTTGACCTCGAGGCCGTGGCTGTTGAGTGCGAACATTGGGCCGTTGGGGCCCATCGTCTTGACGGTTAATGCTGGCCGGACCTTCGCGGGCTTCGATAAGCGGATGGCTGTAGGTTCCGCGCATCCAAGGATGCAGGGGGTGGCATCAAGGCCCCGAATCGTGCTGATCTGTCCGGGCGAGAGGCGTGACGAGATTTTCTGGTAGTTCATGCGACTTCCTTTCTAAGAAGGGGTGCGTGCTGGCGGGCCAGCCGGTCGAGCCAGCAGAACAGCGGCTCCAGCTGGGCGACGCGGGCGGTTGCGGCGGGATCTCCGGCCGTGCCGAGCGTCAGATAGTGGTCGAGGACGCCCCAAGCGGTCGCGGCAAGGCGGGGCATGTCAGTCGGCCGGACGAGTTCCCATGCGGGCGTCCCGTCGCGGACCTCGCGCAGCAGCAGGACGATGACCTGCCAGTGGTTGCGCCAGCGCGCCGCGATCGCGGCCGGAATGCCGCCTCTGGCGGATGCGTCGCGCCATGCGGCCGCGCGGTTCAGCATTTCGCGCTCGGCCGCGTGGGCGAGGCGGGTCAGGTCGAGGGGATCACCGCGCTCGTCGAATGCGAAAAGGTGCATCCAGTAGCGCCAGTGGACCGCATCGAGCCGCGTGAGTTTCCGCGTGGCCGTCTCGGCGGTCAGCGGATTGGCAGGGCTGGCGATCCATTTGGGATAGGCATTGCGCCTGGTCGCCAGTTCGCGGCGCAGCTCGCGCACGCGGGCGTCGAAATCATGGGTGTAGGGGGCCGGATCGATGGCATAGCCATGGCCGTCGCGCCGCGCGGCGGCCGCCTCGTCCCGGTGGAAATCGGCGATGATCGCGCGCCAGACGACGATATGATGTTCGGCATCCTCGCGACTCATCAACCGGCGCTCGACATGGCCGGGATAGACGCGGATCCGCTTGTCCAACTCCTCCTCCAGCTCGACCAGCATGGCGCGTCGGTCGACCAGATGGGGCGGGGTCGTTGTGTCGGCCGAGCGCATGGCGAAATCATCGGTGAGCGGCCGGAGCGTCATGCGGGCAGTTCCTCGCGAATGGCGATGGCGAGCAGCCGCATGCGAATGCTGGAATAGGCACGGCCGAGCTGGCGGGCCATGGCCCGGTAGCCTGTTCCGGCGGCTTCCAGCGCCATGAGCTGTTCGTCATCGGCCTGGGTGAAAGCCCGCTGCACGCGGCCGCTTGGACCGACGATCGCGGCGGGCTGGATCGGCACCGCGGTACGGCGCTGATGGGGGGAGATGACGCCGTGGCGCAGGCACTGGTAGTTCACCGCCCCGATCGACACGCCGAGCGTCTTGGCGATCGTCTTGCAGCTTCGCCCAGCCGCGCGCATTTCGAGCGCCCGCTGGATCGCCGCGTCGTCGAGACTGTGGCGCGGCATCAGAACGGCACGTCCTCGTCGAGGTCGATCGCGACCGCTGCGGCAAAGGACGGCCCCGCCCGTCGCACCGCATCGACGATGAACTCCATCGTGTCGAGTTCGCGGATGCGGTTGCGGTCGATGAGGCGAAGCGCCGTCCGATAGATCAGGTGGCTATTGCCGCAATCCCAGCGGTCGACCTCGCTGCGCCGCGCGGTCGCTTGAGAATCCGGATTTTCCCATTCTTCCTCTTCCTCCGGCCGAATGAACCGCATTGGGTGGCCGTTGACCTTGACGATGCAGCCGGGGATCAGGTCGTCATGCGTGGCACTGGTGAAGTAATCGCCGGACCAGCCCGTCATCGTGACGGTTATTCGTCCTTTGGGGCAGTGATCTACCTGAATACGGTCGCCGACCTGCAGAACCTCGCGGGCGCGCTGCGCGGCGATATAAGCGAGGCTGTTCATGCGACGGCGAAGTCCACGAACCCGGGGCGCCCCGCGCGGCCGGGCAGGACATGGGTGGGCTCGAAATCGAGCTGTTCATGGGGGCCGTCGTCGGTGGCATACACCCACATATCGCCGGTCCAGAATGCGGCGGCCTTGTTGCCTTCGCCGTCGCGGACGAGCCACGTCCTGCTGTCCGCGATCCCGCGCGCGAAGCCCGTCGTCGCATCGATCGGCCGATATTGCGAACAAGGCTCGGTGCCGGTTGCCATGGGGCGGTCATCCGCCCCGGCCTTCAACCGTTCGGCGCGATCCATGTTGTCGATCGCGGCCCACAGGAGCGCGGCAGCCTTGACCAGATTGCGCCGGGCGTCACCGCAACGCCAATGCTGCGGCGACCAGGGCCATTCGGCCGGAGCGAGATCTGGATCATAGGACGGCGGACCGTCGACCTGATCATGGGCGGTATCCGCATAGCAGGTTGCCGCGCCGATCAGCTCGGCGGGCGTCTCATAGCGATCGTCGGCGGTTGGCGTGTGGCCGTGCTTGTCGATCTGCTCGATGCGCTCGCCGATGATGTCGCGGAGCGCGTCGCCGATCAGAACCTGCGAGCTGTCAGCCGACAGCGTGTCGTTAGGGCGGGGCATGAAAAGAGCGGACATGGACTATCTCCCACTGAGGCGGTGAAGGTCGCTGGCGAGCGAGCCGACGGCGGTCAGCCCGGCGCCGACGAAAATGGCGAAATGGAGAAGCGCGGTCATGCGCGATCCCCGTTGACGAGGCTGAGGCCCAGACGCTGTGCGCGATCGTCCATGGTCCGTTCGCCTTCGCGGCGACGGGAGCGTTCCTGCGCGGCGGTAACTTCGGGCGTGACGCGATCCTCGAACCAGCGATCGACGGCCGCCATGTTCCAGCGGCTCTTGGGCTTGAGCGCGTCGGTCAGCTCGACGCCCGAAAGGATCGGGAGCGGTGCCGGGAAAGCCTGTTTCTCGATCAGGCGGGCCGCGAACTGGAGCTGCCAGCGTGGCGTGCGGGCGATGCCGGTGTCCGCCGTCTGGCCGAACCGCCGCATCACGTCTTCAAGGCTGTATGTGAATGCCTCGGGCTTCATCACGCCCATAAGCGCCTCCGATATTGGTCTGAAAACCGGAATATCAGATATGCTTATATTATGTCCATAGCTTATATTTTGACGCGGCGTCGTGGGCTCTTGCGATCGGCAAAGCGTCGCGCCAGCCTGTCCATGACAGGCTGGAGCGACAAAATGGCGGGAAACACGGGGGATGCGGCGCGGATCGGCGGAACGGCCGTTGCCATGGTGCTGGTGCCGATCGTCCTGGCGGTGGTCGCGATGGTCGTCGGCCTGGTCGCTGGTTTATTCTATATGGTGATGACGGTGATCCGGCCGGAAATCATCGGCTTCTTCGTCGCGTGTTTGGCGGGCGGCGTCGGCGTGGCGGCCGCGCGGGCGGCGTGCGACGCGGTGCTGCGCGGCTATGCGCCGCGCATCGTCTTTGTCGAGCTGCTGGGGTTGTGCCTGGCCGGGCTGTTCTATGAGCTGGTGATCATGCCCATGGCCTGGGCACGTCTAGCGCCGATTGCCCAGTTACTGGTGGTCGGCGCTACCGCTTATAGCATGTTCTGGCAAAGCGAGCGGGTGTTGCCCGCCCGCTGATCAGGCGACGGCGGTACGGCGGGCCGGTTCTGCCGGAACAGGCAGGGGTTCGGCGACGCGGCGGATCATCTCGCGCTGCGCCATGCCGGACGCGCGGTAGCGCGCGATCAGCTCGCGTTCCTCGTCGTCGAGCCGGTCGGGGTTGTCGACCACCGCGAGCAGATCGGCGGGGGTGCATTTCAGGATGCGCGAGAGGGCGCGCATGCGCGCGATGTCGAGCGTCGTCCCGTCCGCATTCTCCATCTGGCTGATGTACGGTTGGGACACGCCACTCGCCTCGGCCAGTTGCGTCTGGCTGAGCCCTGCCGCTTTGCGCAGCTCACGGAGGCGATTGTCCGGAAACATGGCGATGACATATGACATCTGCTTATATTGTGCCTCGTCGTTCTGGTTATGGCAATTGACAAAATATAAGCTATCGTAATAGCGTCGGTTTCCAGAACAGGAGACAGGCGAATGCCGTTGCGATTGGTGGATTGGCGGAAGAAGCGGGGCCTCACCCAGGGGCAGCTCGCCGACGCGATCGACGTATCGCAGTCGCATATCAGCCAGATCGAGCGGTCGAAAAATCCGGTTGTTCCATCCCCCGAAGTGATGGAGCGGATCTATCGCTACACGGCTGGCGAGGTCGAGCCCAACAGCTTTTACGATATTCCGCGCTGGCGTCGGCTGCTCGACGCCGCGCTGTCCGCGCTGGCGCGGGCGGCGTGAGGGGAAGGCGAGGATGCAAGCTGACATTCCGTTCTCCATCGGTTTTGTTCTTCTTATGTTCCAGTTTAGGAAATTGATCCAACAAAACAATCGGGATCAAACTGATAATTTTTTGCGCGTGGGGTCCTGACCATGTCGGGGGGCTTCACCGCCAATTCGGGATCGTCGGCGACCACTCCCCGCCGATGGTGCGGGCGCGCGCTGCAATGCCGCCCGGTCGTCCTGTGCCCGCCGCGAACGTACTCCCATGCTTGACGCGGCGGGCACCTTTGAACGCGGACTGGAGGACGGTCTTGCCGAGTATGAACGTGATATTCTGTCGCATTGGGACGCCGGGCGGTCGATCGATGCGATTTGCGAAGCGACGGGGCGGCCGAAAAGCACCGTGCGCCTGGTCGTCAAGCTGTACGACGATCGGCCGGAACTGGGTTGCGACCTCGTCGCGGCGAACGACGGCCATGTCGCGGCGATCCAGCGGCTTCGCGCGCGGATGACAGGCCCGACCATGAGCGTCGACGAAATCGTCGACCTGCTGACCGACCGTATCGAGTCGCTGGTCAAGGATCTGCTGCCCAACGCCTATGAGGAAGGCAATGAGATGTGTGTCGGCAATCTGGCGGGCGATCCCGGCCAGTCGCTGCGCATCCACGTCGGCAGCGGGCCGCGTCGGGGGTGGTGGAAGGATTTCCTTGCGCCCACGGGCACGCGCGAGGGCGGTAACGCGCTGTGGCTGATCGCGGAGGTTCTGTTCCAGGGCGATGTGAAGCAGGCGGTCCGCTGGGCCAAGGGATGGCTGCACATCGACGACAGCGACCCGGCGCGATTGCAGCAATTCCGGCTCGAATCGCAAGGGCGTCGTGCGGAGCGCGATGCGCAGGCCCAGGCCGACGCCGCGAAGAAGACGAAGAACGCGCAGCGCCGCTATCATCAGGCATCGCCGCTTAAGATCGGCGATCCGGTCCACCATTATCTATCGGCGGGTCGCGGGATCGACTTCGAGGCTTTGGGGCGGTTCCCCGGATCGCTCCGCTATCACGAGGCGCTGCAATATGGCTGGCCGAAGGATGGCGAGCAGCCGATCCTGTTACCGGCGATGGTGGCGATGGTCACCAATCTGGCGGGCCAGCATATCGCGACGCATCGCACCTGGCTGGACGTGGTCCGCAACCGCAAGGCGGGAGGCGACCTGATCGGCCTCAACCGGCGGGGCGAACCCAATGACCCGAAAAAGGTCATGGGCACCTATCACGGCGGACATATCCCCGTGTGGAAGGGGCGGCATGCCTGTCCTCTCCGCGACATTCCGGCTGGAACGGACGTGTGGGCGTCCGAAGGTATCGAGGACGGGCTGACGGCCGCTTCGGGTGATCCGTCGCTGCGCGTCATCGCGATGATCGCGCTCGGCAATCTGCTGGCGCTCGATCTGCCGCCGCAGATGGGGCGGCTGATCATCCTGAAACAGAACGACGCGCCCGGCAGCGAGGCGGAACAGATGCTGATGCGCGGTGTCGCGGCGCAGCGCGCGCGCGGACGCAAGGTGCTGTTCTGCGAGGTGCCGCGCGGCGTGAAGGACATCAACGAATTGGCGCAGAGCGCGCAGCGGGAGGGTGTATGATCGAAGCCGTTTGCGGGGCAATCGCGGTACTGGTGGGCCTCGTCATCATTGTGCCCGACACGCATCAGGATGTGCTGGATTACAGCGCAAGCACGCGTCTGCACGTCCGCCTCATCGCATTGACCATTTTCGGCGTGTGCATCGCGATAGCGGCCCGGTCATGAATCGGCTGGCTTTTCGACGCGCGATCCGGCGCGAGGCGCGCCGGACAGGATCGGGCAAACCGGAGCCCGTGGAGGCGCTGGCAGAGCGTCCCGAGGACATAAAGCACTCTCAAAGCCCCTCTGCCCCGACTCGTCCGCCCCGGCGGGAACTGCGTATCGATTTGAGCAAGGCCCCATCCGAAATGGAAACGCGCTGGAGCGGCAACAGGTGAGTGGATCGCTCTATTTCGATTGGGTCGTCGGCGATGGGGTTTCCATCGTCGTGATCGCTGGTAACCAGGCGATTGGTAGTCTGCATTTGTCGGCCAGAGAGTCGCGGCTGCTCGCCAAGCGGCTGGGACAATGGCAGGATTATAAAGATGCGCGCGGCGAGAGCCGTCCGTGTCGGCAGCCCGCCAATCGCATGAAGGTCGAGCATGTCTTTGTGGAAGGCAAGCCGCTGTGAGCGCGCACCTGCAACCGGTCCGCGAAGCGTTGTCCAACCTAGTCGAACCGCCCATTGATCCGGCGCCCGGCGATCCGTTCGATGCGGCCAATGATGGTGGCGGGGATGACGATCGGTTCGGCCGCCCGCCGCGCGTGATGCCGGAGGGGTGCCCGGTCGTGCCGGTGGGCACCGAAGACGGCGTGTTTTATTTCCTGACGGCGCTTGGCGAGCTGCGCGGCCTGACGTGCGACAAGGTGGCGAACAAGCATATCGTCGGCATGTTCGCGCCCGACAGCGCCTATCTGATGGACGAATGGCCGCGCAAGAAGATGGTCAAGTCCAAGGGCCCCGACGGCGAGGATGTCGAAGAGTGGATCGTCACCGGCTGGCGCAATGACGATGTCGCCATGCTGCTGATGGATGTGGCGGCCGCCAAAGGCGTGTGGAACCCGCGCGAGAAGGTGCGGGGGCGCGGCGCATGGATCGATGACCAAGGCGGGCTGATCCTGCATTGCGGCAATCACGTCCTGATGGGCGGACGCTGGCACAAGCCCGGCGAGCATGACGGGCGGGTGTATCCGACCATGCCCGCCATTCCCCGGCCCGGCCGTGGCGGTGATGTCACCGGCGAGATGCTGGCCCCGAATCTGGTCGGCTCCCTCCGGGCGCGTGGGATCGAGATCCCGGAGAAGGCTTCGCCGGGCGTCGTGCTCCTGGAGCTGTACAAGACGTGGAATTGGGCCCGGCCGCTGATAGACCCCATGTTGCTGATCGGCTGGGACGGTGCGGCGATGCTGGGCGGGGCGCTGGATTACCGGCCATTGGCCTGGCTGACTGGCGACAAGGCCACGGGCAAGTCGGCCTTGCAGAAGGTCAAGGGCTGGCTGTTCGACGGTGGTATCCTGCAATCGCCGGACGCTTCGGAAGCGGGCGTGCGCCAGGTGCTGGGTCAACAGTCGCTGCCGGTCGCGATCGACGAGGCCGAAGCCGATCAGGACAACCGCAAGATTCTCGCACTGGTGAAGCTGGCGCGCTTGGCCGCCAGCTCGCAGGGCAATATCGTTCGCGGCGGTCAGGATCATACCGGCCATGAGTTTCAAGCGACGAGCTGCTTCCTGTTCTCGTCCATCCTCGTCCCCCCCATGCCGCCGCAGGATCGCAGTCGCCTTGCCATGCTGGAATTGGGGGAGCTGCCAGCTGGCAGTCGCGAACCCAAGATGGACAAGGGCGAAATCAACGCGATCGGCGCGTGGCTACGGCGTAGGCTGGCCGATCGCTGGCATTTGTGGGCGGGGACGCTGGAGCGGTACACCGACGCGCTAATCGATCATGGCGGGCAGGGCGGCCGCGCGGCCGACCAGTTCGGAACGCTGCTAGCGGCCGCGCATATCCTGCTTGATGACGATATGCCGGATGACGAAGCCCTATTGCAGTGGGGTAGCCTGTTGTCGCGCGAGCGGCTTGGCGAGACGGCGGAGGCGCAGAGCGAGAGCGAAATGTGCGTGGCGCATATGGCCAGCTCGCTGGTGCAGCTCGCGCGCAGCGGTACGCCGCGGTTGATTTCCGATTGGCTGCTCCAGGCGACCGAGCCTGTCCTGGGTGGCGATGTGGACGAAAATATCCGTGGTCGGGTCCGAGAGGCGGCCGACGCGCTCGCCAAGGTCGGCATGCGAATCGTCACCGGCAAGGCGAACATGGCCGTCGCGGAAGGCGCGCCCAAACCCGCGCCCGGCCGTGATTATGTCGCGGTGGCGATCACGCATCAGGGCCTGTCGCGCGTGTTTGAAAATTCGCGCTGGAAAGAGGGTGTGTGGACACAGGCGCTCAAGCGTATGAAGGGTGCGAGCTGGGGCGTCACGCAGCGGATCGGCGGTTCGCCGACAAAATGCACGCTGGTGCCGGTCGACCAGATCATCCAGCGCGACGACGTGGTGGCGACCGTGCGAGAATCGGAGGAGGTTTGAAATGCGGACACTTCATGTCTGTCCGAGGATGTTCCAGCGGATGCCGGAGGCCGTGCAGAACGCGGACCTTTACAAGACGGACCCAACCATTCTCGCGCTTGGTCCGACCGGCATCGACTGGAAGGATTTGGGAGGCCCGGCTAACGTGGTTTGCGATCTGGAAACACCGGAAGATCGGCCGGACGGTATTTTCCGGCTCGATTAAAGACGTTGGGGCGTCAGGCGCGCCGCAACGCGGCTACCGCCATAGTCGCAAACCGTCGTAGGTCATCCACATAAGGCGCGGCCTCGCGCTGGGCTTCCTGCCAGCTTAGAAACGTGTCCGATCGCGCGGGCCGCTCCATATAGAAGCGCCGGGCCAGCCACTCGGCTGGGTCGCTCGGTCGCTCGATAGCGCGCCAATAGACCGGCGCGCCATGGTTGCATTCCTCAATCGGGTCGTGGACGTAATCGGCCATGGCGGTGTCTTCCCACCACCATGAGCCGTCATAGGCCGCCTGGTCGAAATAGGCGCGCCCTTCCATCAGGCCGCCTGTGGCGCTGGGCACCAGCACTTCCAGCATGGTGCCGTCACGCGGTGCGGTCGCGATGGGGTGCCAGTCGCTGCTCATCAGAACATGCTCGGTTGCTGCGCGGCCGCGAACAGGGGAAGGTCGTACGTGTTCATTTGCGGCGCGGTCGACCGGAGGCGGCTTGCGGCCTTCAACCCCGTCAGCTGCTGATCGCGATCGATCCGGCCGCGATCGGTATCGGCCGGAAGGGTCAGCGGCAGGGCGGCCGCGTCCGCAGCATCCCAGGCGGCCATGAGGCGGGCAGGGGTATTGATTGCGCCCAGCTCGGTAAAAAGGTCGCACAGGACGTCCAGGGCGGCCGGTGACGCGGTTTTTGCGTCGCACCCGAGCATTCGCACCACGAACCGGTTCCACACCGCCAATTCCTTTCGGTGCCAGCGGCGGTCATAGCGGGACGCTGGCGCTCCGAGACGGGTTATATCGGCGCGCGTATCGGCGAAGATCTCGTTGGCCTGGGGCGCGGTTGCCTCGATGGCGGCGATCGTCAGTTTGTTCGCGCGCATGTCAGCGGCGCTCCCCGTATGGCGCGTTGCTGGTGATTTCCTCGAAATAGACGAAGACCGGCGCGCGCTCGTCATCCACGCTGACATAGCAGCCATCCTCACCGACGCGGGTGATGCGGCCTTCACCATGGGTTCGCGACGTGATCATGTCCCCGGTCCGCAGCCGGTCGATACCCCGAACCCGCCGATTATGGCGGGTGATGCCCGCATAGCGATACATGGCCGCGACTTCCGCAGCCGAGCGATGATGGCCTAGCGCCGTCAGCATCGCGCGTTCGACCGCCACGACATGCGCATCGTAATTGACCAGATCGGCCGCCAGGCCGCGCACGATGGCTTCGCGGCGCGCGATCGGCATCCATTCTTCGTCGGGGATGCCGACATAGTCGCGACCGACCAGCCGGATGGTGTCGCCATATTGGAGCATCGGTTGACCGGCATAGGTCAGCAAAACCTCACCCTGGGTGGTGCTGAACCGCTTGCGCTCGATCCCGACCTTTGCGGGATCGAAGGGCAGGGCGGCGCTCACTTCAAGATCTCCGCGCATTCGAGAAGGCGGACCAGCTCGCGGGCATAATCGGCCGCCATCTGATCTTTGCCGCACTGCTTGTAGGCGATGGCTTTTGCGAGAGCCGTGGCGACGGCGGACCGGTCGATGGTCATGGTGCAAGTCCTTTCTGACTGTTCGCCCGTCCGATAACAGGCGAGTGCAGATAATCTGCACTATTACAACCAATGTCAAGCGCCTTTGTTGCCGATCCCAAACAAATAACTTCGCGCGACAGCGTTCGTCGCCAGAGGCGACGGGCGCGGTGCGTCGCGCGGCCGCTCGCCACTCCCGCCGCCTCGATCCTGCAACCCGTTCGCCCGCCTCAAACCCTCTCCATCAACTAACCTCTTGCGCCCCAACCCCGTTGGTGTGCAGATAGTGCGGCAGGGCCGGTTGAGCTGGTCGTTACCGCACGGGTCGGGGGGTGGTAACGGCAGAGCGTAACGCTCCCGGTAACGTCTAAGCCATTGATAAATAACGGGAATAGGTGCGCGTTACCGCGTAACCGGCCTCGCGCGCGCGTGTTATACGCATACGCGCGCGGGCACATGCGCGTATAAAGGGATGGAAATACAGGTAACGTCGTAACAACATATATAAATCGCCTTCTTTCAGCATCTTGAGCGTTACCGATCGCCGTTACCGGACAGCCGCAAGCCCGGTAACGCGGTAACGCGGCGGCCATGGTTTGGACCGGCGCGCGGCTTCTGCTGTAGGTGGTCTGCCTCTGATCGAGGGGCGGCGCGCCAGTGGCGGACGAAGCGAATAAAATAGGGGGCGGATATGCGGACGGCGCGGCCGGTCTGGCGTCCGCCGTCGCATCGGCGGTCGAAGAGGCCGGGCCGATGCTGTTCGCCGATCCGCAACAGGTGGAAATGGCGCTCGGCGACGGTCCGCGCGACGGTCACCACATTCGCCTGGCCGTCGAGGAAGTGCGGAAGCGAGGCGTCGGCCGCCCGCGTGGCGCGACGAACAAGCGGACCGGCAAGATGCGTGATTACCTCGCGTCGCGGTATCGCCACCCGCTCGAAACGCTGGCCGAGATGCAGGCCCAGACGCCGGAGCTTCTGGCGGCGCAGCTCTGCTGCACGAAGCTGGAGGCGGCCGCGCTGATCAAGTCGGCGGCGGCCGAACTGGCCCCGTACATGGAAAGCAAGATGCCCGTCGCCGTCACCGGCAATCTCGACGGGCACATGACGCTGATCATGCAGAGCGGCCCGGCGCCGGTCGATGGCGGGGTTCTGATCCCGACCAGCGCGGCCCCGATGCTGTCATTCGCGCTCGATCAGGAAAACGCGGAAAATCAGCGGCTTAGCGGTATGCGTGATGGGGTGTCGGAATGACATCGTCGGAACGCCTAGCGCAAACCCGCAGAAAACCGCCATTTCTTGGCATCGTGCGTCAGCTTTCGCAGCTTCGCGCACGCCCCCCCATCCTCGCCCGCCGCCCGATCGGCGTGGCGGCCAGCCGCGCCGCGACCACCCCCCCGGTCGGCCGCCCCGGCCCCCCCCCGGCCCCCCCCAAGCCGACGGCGATCGGAAAGCTCTCCCCCGCCCTCGGGGCGTTTCAAATTTCCGGGCGGATTTGGCCCTTCGACATCCTGTTCGCGGATTTGGGGCGCGAACTCTCCAGCGGTTTCATGGGGTCGGGGGAGTGAGCGGTGATCTTACCCGGTTGATGAAGCCGGTAGGGCCGGTTGCAGGTGCGTTCGGCATCGATCCGGCTTTTCTCGCCTTCATCATGGGGCCGGTTGGAGGTGGCAAGACCACCGAGTGCATCGCCAAGACGATGCGCATCGGAATGGCTCAGCACGCTGTCTGGGACCCCGCGCGGGAATGCCACGTCAAGAAATGTCGTGGCGCTGTCGTACGCGATACCTATCCTAACCTCGACCGGACGGTAATCAAGTCGTGGCACCAGTGGTTCCCGAAGAAACTCGGGCGCTGGTCGGGTGAAGCTCCGCGTACGCATAGCTTCACCCTGGACATCGGGGTTCGCGGCGAGCCCGGATTCCACCAGCTCGATATGGAAGTGATTTTCACCGCGATCGGCGACAACAGTGTCGAGGACGTGCTGCGCGGCCTGGAGCTGACCTGGCTGTGGCTGAACGAGGCGGATTTGCTGCCCTTCTCGATCATCGAACTCGGTGTCGGCCGCGTCGGCCGCTATCCCGGCATGACGGACGGCGGTTGCGCTTTTGCCCAGATTTTCGGCGACTTCAACGCGCCGGAAGAGGACAACTGGACGTACGATCTTTGCGTCGACAAAAATATCGACCCGGAGCTTGCCGAGGTTCTGGCGGCTGAAAGTGGCGGAAAACAGCCACTTCTGGCCTTTCATCAACAGCCCGGCGGGCTGGAGGATAATGCAGAAAATCTGCACAATCTTCCCGGCGGGCGCGCCTATTATCTGAAACAGGCCGCCCTCCTTCGGAAATCGCCCGACAAGAAGCGCCGGATGATCGACAACCTGTTCGGGCCAGTGCGGTCGGGAACGGTCGTGTTTCCCGAGTTCATCGACGACATCAGCGTCAATCCGACAGCCCCGCGCGGTCATGTCCGGCAATTTGAGGTTGTGCGCGGACTTCCGGCGCTGATCTTCGCGGATCAGGGCCTGATGGGCGCGGTGCTGTTCGCGCAGTTGTTGCCAAATATCGACCAGCTTCGGTTTTTCGACGAGATGGCGCGGATATTCGAGGATGACGCCGGTCATATCGAGGTCAGCCAGATCGGCGGGGAGGCGTTCGGTCGCGAAGTCGCTGGGCGACTGGCGACGCAATATCCGGGGTTGGAGATCGGGTTGGCATGCTGCGATCCGGCGGGTGCGGCCGGTGAAGATGCCATCAACCACCGGAGCTGGCGACAGGATTTCCAGAAGGGCGTTGGTGTCCACGTCAAGAAAGTGGCGGTGCCAGGCAATGCCATCGCGCCGCGCCTCAAGGCTGTTCGTGATCGCCTGACGACCTTTGTCGGCACCGAACCCAAGCTGCTCGTTCATCCGCGCTGCAAGATGACCCGGAAGGGCTTCAACTCGAAATATGTCTATCGGCGCGTCGCCGTGGGCGGTGTCGATGGTGGGCGGTTCGATAGCAAGCCGGTCAAGGTGCAGGGCTTCGGCGACCTCATGGATGCCGGTCAGTATGGCTGTTTCGAGCTGGCCAAGGGCCTGAAAATGGCGGGCGGTGACGGCACCGCCGGAGCTGGGCGCGGCGGTCGCCGCACCATTACCAACGAAAGCGATTACGCGATGCACGGAGGCCGCGCATGAATCTGGTCGGCAAGGTCGTTTCTGCGCCCCTCAAGGCGCTGGGCCTGATCCCCAAAGCCCCCAAACTTCCCGCTCCCGTACCCACGCCGACGCGCGACGACGCGCGCGATGCGGTTGCGATGGACGACGCGCTGCGTCGTCGGCGTGGGGGTGCGGCGGACATCGTGACGGGTCGCGGCGGTGCGGAGGCGGCGGCCGGTGCGGTCGGCAAGGAAACGCTGGGCAGTTGATAGGAGGATCACATGGGCGGTGAAGTGGACCAGGCCAAGGCCCTGACGGCGATGACGAAGGAGCGGGACGAGGCCATCAAGGCGCGCGACGCGGTGCAGGGTGAACGGGACGAGGCCATCAAGGCGCGCGACGTGGTGCAGGGTGAACGGGACGATGTCGTCACCAAGCTGGAGGCGATGACCGTCGATCGCGATGGGTTGTCTGTCGAGCTGGAGAAGGCGCGGACCGAGCTGGGCGATGCGCAGACGGCGCTCACCGGCATGACGGGGGAGCGCGACAGCGTCCTGTCGTCGCTGGATGCGGAGCGGCAGGAAAAATCGCAGGCCCTGATCGATTTGAGCAAGGCGAAGTCCGATCTGGCGGCGGCCAAGCGCAAGGCGAGCGTCATCCCCAAGCCGCCGTCCGTCGAGGTTCGCGGCGTCGTCGAGATGCCCGAGGTCGAAGACAAGCGGGCACTTCTGGAGCGGGTCCAGTCGGATCTCCACGATGTCGTATTCTCCGATGGCGAGCAGGAAATCCGATCGCTGGCGCCGCTCTCGGTCGCGCCGGACGGCTGGCACCTCATCGGGCGCGGCGTCCTGCTGCGCGAGCCTGTGACGGTGAAGCCCGACCGCAATATCTCGCTGGTCGGCTTCGCCCTGTTCGACAGCAAGGGCGAGCAGGTGGCGTGGTGCGGGCTCGCCCAGCCGGTGACGATCATGGCCGGGCAGACCGTCCGGCTCGATCGCCAGATCGTGTTCTAAGCAGGAGGGATGGTCATGCGAATGACGGGTTTGATGCTTTCGGGTGTCGCTGCACTGGCGCTTACCGCGTGCAATGCGGGTCAACACCCGCCGACCGTGCCGAGTGGCGTTGTCGTCAAGGCGGGGGCGGCCGTGGAGCGCGCCGAACAGCACTATGCCGAGGTCGCGGCGGTCGCCGATCGGGTGCTGCCCTATCTGCCCGCGCGGCAGGCCGAGCGGTTGCGAACGTTCCAGGCGATGATCGAGGGCGCGCTTTATGCGGCACGAACCGCGACGACGATCGCCGGGCAGCTGGCGGCGGTCCGCGAGGCACAGGCGGCGACGGCGCAACTGGACGCCGCCAACGCCGCCCTGTCGCTTCATCCGCCCGATCCCGGCTGATCGCCGACCGGATCGACGTGCGATGCGTGCCCAGCCGGGCGCGCCATTTGAAGGGGCTGGCGGTGAACGAACTCGGTACGGACAGCGAGGTTAAGGAACATCTGGATCGCCATGCCCGCATGAAAAGCGAGCGGGCGATCAAGGAATCGCTGTGGCGCGACATCGACGAACGTGTCGATCCCCAGACCGAGGGTGGTTTTTACCGGGGAGTGCGCTCCAGCGCTGGCCTCGACAATTTCGATCAGACGGCGGTGATCGGCCTCAAGCGCTATACCGCCGCGATCATGGGGCTGACCGTGCCGCGCAATTCGCGCTGGCACGGCATCTCCACGCCTAGCAAGGATCTCAACCGTCTGGCTGGGGTGCAGCGCTGGTGTGAGCATGCAGCGGATCGCCTGTTTGCATGCCGCTATGCGTCGTGGACGGGCTTCGGCATGCAGATGGCGGCCGATGTGCGGGGCGGCGGGAAATATGGGACGGCGGTGCTGCTGGCCGACGAATGGGTCGGACGCGGCCTGTATTACCGGCACCTGCATATGGCCGAATGCTATATCGACGAGGACCATCGCGGTCGCGTCGACACGGTGCACCGCGAATATGAGCTGACCGTTCGTCAAGCGGTGCAGAAGTTCGGGCTCGACGCGCTGACCGACAAGATGCGCCAGTGCTGGACCGATGAAAATCCGGCCAAGCGCGATGACAAATTCCAGTTCGTGCACATCGTGCGGCCGAACGAACGGCATGAACCGGGCAATCCTGGCGTGCCGGGCAAGCCGATCGCCAGCCTGCATATCGCCCTGGACGAGAAGAAGATCGTTCGCCGGGGCGGATACCGGACGATGCCGCTGATCACGGGGCGCGTCGAGCTGGGCGCGAAATATCCGCAGTCGCCCGCCGGATCGGTGATCGGGACGATCAAGACGGCGAACGAAATCGCCAAGACGATGCTGCGGACCGCGCATAAAGCCTGCGATCCTGCACTGGCGTTCTTCGACGATGGCGACATTTCCAAGCTGGTGACGCGGCCGGGGGGCATGAATCCCGGCCTGGTCGACGAATTCGGCCGGTCGCTGGTGCAGCCGATGCCGGGGGGCGGCGCGCCGTCGTTCGCGATGGAGATGCAGGCGGCCGAACGTGAGGTCATCAAGTCCGCGTTCCTCGAAGAGCTGTTCCAGATCCTGACCAACCCGTCCGATCGCATGACGGCGACGCAGGTTCTGGAGATGGTGCAGAAGCAGGGCGTATTGGTGGGGCCGTTCGCCGAGCAGCATGAAACCGAAAAGCTGGGTCCGCTGATCGAGCGCGAGCTGGATATTCTGATGGCGGCCGGTCAGATCGATCCGATGCCGCCCGAAATGGTCGAAGCGCGGCTACAGCCCGTCGCGGTCTATCAGAACCCGCTCGCGCGCATGTCGCGCGCGGAAGAGGCCGCGGGCTTCACCCGTTGGGTGGAAATCATCGTTCAGGCCGCATCCATCGACAAGAGCGTGACCGACTATATCAATTTCGACCGTGCGATCCCCGGTGTCGCAGAGGTGCTGTCGGTGCGCCCGAGCTGGACGAACAGTCCTGACGAAGTTGCCGCCAAGCGCCAGGCGCGCGAGGAAGCCGATGCGATGGCGCAGATGGGCGCGGTGGCTCCGGCCGTCGCAGGCGCGGCGCTGGATCTGAGCAAGGCGAACGACATCGCGCGTGGGGCGGGGCTGTGAATCCGTCAGAGGATATGGTCCAGCGGGCCTACACGTATCTGGCGCGCAAGATCGCGCTGTTGCGGTCGCAGCATTACAAACGGCTGTTCCTGGGCAGCGACAACGTAATGTCGCGCGACGCCGAAATCGTTCTGGCGGACCTGCGCGATTTTTGCCGCGCGGAACAGGGGGCGTTCTCGCCTGACCCTTACGTCAATGCGCGAAATTTGGGCCGTCGGGAGGTGTTCCTGCGGCTCACTCACCACCTGAATCTCGACGAGGCCGAGGTTCGCAAGCTGATGGAGATGGACAGTGGCTTATCGTAAATTGGGCATCATGCACGCGCCGTTGATCGGTGCGGGTCTGCGTATGACGCCTCGGGAACGTCGCATGGGCCGCTTCATGCGCAGCCCGGACGGCCATGAGCAGCTGCCCGGCGGTGCGGGCGGCGATGGTGGCGCGGGCGGTCAGCCGGACGATGGCGGCGCGGGTGGGGCCGGTGGTGGAGCGTCGGACGCGCCGTGGTACGGTGCCCTGTCGGCCGACAAGCTCGACGACAAGACGCCGTCCGACGCGGACTGGATGAAGAACAAGAACTTCACCGACATGCCCGCGCTGGTGAAGTCCTATCGATCGCTGGAGGGGCGGATCGGCAAGGGCGTCGAGGTGCCCGGCGAAGGAGCGACGCCCGAGCAGATCGCCACCTATCACCGCGCGATCGGCGTGCCGGAAACGGTCGACGGCTATAAGCTGAATGTGCCCGAGGGCTGGGACGCCGACATGGCGCTGTTCGGGCCGCTGCGCGATGTCGCACTCGCAGGCGGCATGCCCGCCAGTGCGTGGGAGGCGGTAACGGACAAGGCCATGGCGAAGATCATGGACGACCATAACGCGCTGGTCGATGCGCAGAACGCCGAGCTGGCCGAATGGAAGCGCGAAGCGGGGGCGCAGGCCGACCAGAACGTGATCCTGGCGCAGCGCGGTTTCGATGCGTTCGGCTTTTCGAAGGACGAGATCCAGGCGATGCAGAGTTCGCTCGGCGCGGGCGGTACGAAGAAGATGATGGATCTCGGTCTGAAGATCGGCCGCCTGTCGGGTGAAGACGGTTTCATCGAGGGCAAGCGCGACTTTGCCGTTTCGGGCGCCGATGCGCGGGCGGCCCTGTCGGCCTTCGAGAAGGACGGGGCCAAGATCGCCAAGTTGCGCGAAAAGGACGCGGCGGTGGTCGCGGAGCATGCGCGCCTGATCGAGATGGTGACGCAAGCCGACGAGGCCGAGCGTCGACAGCGTGATGCCGCCTGACGATTATTGCCTATGGCAATAAAATGCGGCGTCGAATCTTGACGCCGCACCCCCCGTTGCGAGACAAGATTGCCAGTCAACGAGCCGTCCACCGGGGGTGCCGCAATGCGGCAGGGTGGGCGGGTCGGTGTGTCGGGGGCTTACCTGAAACGCCGCGTTGGTGCCGGACAAGGCCGCCCTCCCAGCGGTCCCCGGCCCCCGGTGTGGATGCGCCCGTCGAGCGCGAACGTCGTCGCGTCAGAGGTGGCCCGGCAACTCCGACAAGCCCTTCGCAAGCCAGGTCCAACCTAGTTTTCGGAGGGCGCGATGGGCGTTTCTTCAATCCCCGCCTCGTATTATACGAAATTTGCAAGCAGCATGCGGATGGCGCTCAATCAGCAGTCCGCGATTCTCTTGCCCAAGGCCATGCGTCAGACCGGCTCGGGCGATATGTACAAGCTCGAGAACATCGTCGGGAACGGCAAGGTCAAGAAGCGGACCACGCGAAACTCGGATGTCGTCTATGACGATCCGACGCATGACGGCGTCTGGTGCGCCATGCCGGGGCAGGACTATGACGCCGATCTGGTCGACACGCTGGACAAACTCGCCAGCGCCATCGATCTGGAAGGGGCCTATACCAAGAAGCACGCGGGCACGATCCGGCGCGGGCAGGACGGTGCATTCATCGGCGGCTTCGACGGGAATGGCGGCTTTTTCGGCAATATGCTGATGGGCAAGCGCGGCGAAGTCGTCGTGCCGTTCGCCAACGCTAATATCGTCCCGGCCAATACCGGCGCGTCGGGCCCGACCGGTATGAATATTCCGAAGGTCATCGAGGCGCGCACGTGCCTGGTCGCTGGTCACGTCGACCCCAACCAGCCGTTTTACTTCGGCGTGACGGCGGACGAGGTGAAGGACCTGTTCCAGCAGGCGCAGGTGACGAGCAGCGATTATCAGGAGGCCAATTCGATCCGCTTTTCGGCGGACGGCAAGAGCCTGCTCGGCATCATGGGGTTCGAGTTCGTCGAGATCGAGCTGAACAATCCCGACCTGCCCTGGTACGACCTGACGCGCGACGCCAACGGCTATCAGAAGAACCCCTTCTGGTCGAAGGACGGCATGTGCGCCGTCTGGTGGCAGGATGTCCAGACGAACCTCGACATCATCCCCCAGAAGCATCGTTCGGTGCAGGTGCTGACCGACCAGGTCGTGACCGCCACGCGCACCGACAATGCGCGCTGCGGCTTCGTGCTCAACAGCTGATCCGGCGCCCGGCCGCCCATGAGGCGGTCGGCACTGACCTTTTGCGCGCCGATCGCGGCGCAGGAGACAAAGAATGGCAAAGATTTTTGCTTCTCCGGTCGAGCCGATGGCGGCCGGTATCGCGGGGCCGCTGGCGCTGGGTGACGCATCGCTGCGCGGTGGCAAGATCCACAGTGTCGTCAAGATGCTGGATCTGGCGGCGCAGCCGGTGATCGCGGTCGGCGACACGATCGACTGGGGCGGGCTGCCCAAGGGCGCTGTCCCGCTGGCATCGGCGTTCAATCCGTCGGTGACGATGGGCGCGGCGACGCTCGACCTGGGCCGCCTGATCGGGGCGACGTTGAGCCCGGCGGTCTATCGTTCGCCGTCGACCTATCAGACGCCCGACGTACCCGCCTGGGGTATGAAAGCGACGGCGTTCGGCCAGTTCCAGCCCGCGTCGTGCAGGCTGGTGTCGACGGTCGCAGCGGCCGCTCTGCCCGCGACCGGCATTCTCACGCACGTCATCTTCTACACCCTGCCTCACGGCGGGTGACGGGGCGCGTGCGGGCGGCGGCCACGGTCGCCCGCACGTCGTTCCTGCGTGGCCGGGGATCATCATGGCACAGTGGAAATTCAGCGCGAACCGTGGCGCGGCGATGAAGGATGTGACGGTCGGCGCGGGTACGCCGATCGCCGGTTCGGACGGTCTGGAACTCAATGTCGACCAGACGAAAATGACGAAGGCGGAGGCGATGTCGGCGCTGGATAGCATCCGGGCGGCGTTCGCGGTCGCCAAGTGGCCCGCGCTGTAACATGACCGATTATACGTCCGTCGCGAATCTCGCGCTCCAGAAGATGGGGGCGGCCGACCGGATCGTGGCACGCGATCAGGACAGCCATGCCGCGCGGACGCTGGCCGAGGCATGGGACGATGTCCGCAAGGCGGCGATCCGTGGCGGCAAGAAAGCGCCGCGCTGGAATTGTTTCGAGCGGTACAGCGAGACGCCCGCGCGCGCGATCACGCCGTTCAAGCCGCTCCCCTATGGCTGGGCGGCCGCCTATCCCATGCCCGACGGCGCGCTGCGCCTGGCAGAGATCGTCTATCCGACCGGGGCGGCCGAGGGTCGGTGGAAATTCGCGGACAATGAGGTTCTGCTGAAGGACAGCGGCCCGCTCAAGGCGTGGTGGCTGTTCGACAATGACGAGCCGGCCACCTGGGACGCGCTGTTCGTCGAGACGTTCGCGGCGCTGCTCGCCTATCAGTGCGCGGACAGCATCACCGGGGATCGTGGCCGCAAACAGGATTGCTGGGCCGAATATCAGGCCAATCTTGCGGCGGCCGCCAAGGTCGACGCCACGGAAAACCCGCCCGTCGAGCCGGTCGAAGACGACTGGGTCATGGCGCGGTTTCGCTGATGGTTCATCAGACGCCCGCAACGACGAGCTGGAACGGTGGCGAGCTGTCGCCGCTGATGGTCGGTCGTGTCGATACCTCGATCTACCAGATCGCGGCCGAGCGGATGGAGAATTTCGTCCCCTGCATCGAGGGGCCGCTCCAGAAATGCCCCGGCTTCGAACGGATCAGGGCGGCGGCCGATACTGCCAGTTGGATGTTGCGGTTCGTCTTCAACCTGACGCAGTCCTATGCGCTGGAATGCAGCGACCAGCGCATCCGCTTCTACACCAATGGCGGACGGATCGAGGCAGGCGCGACATCGCCCTATGAAGTCGTCGTGCCCTATCGCGCTGGGGAGTGGCCGCGTGTCAGCACGCATCCGCGCTTCGACCGGATCTATATGGCGCATGGCAGCTATGCCCCGGCCGCTCTGACCCGCACGGGGGCGACCACGTTCGATTATGCGCCGCTCACGTTGGTCAACGGTCCGTTCGGCGACAGCAACAGCGACCAGTCGCGTACGCTGACCGTTGTCGGTGACTTCGCGGTGGGTGGCGTGGTGACGATCAACAGCGCTGTGGCGATCTTCGCGGCCGGTCATGCAGGCGCGCTGTTTCAGGTCGAGGCACAGGATTTTTCGGATGTGCAGGCGTGGAGCGTGGGACTGAACGGCATCACCCCCGGCACGCTGCGCCGTTCGGACGGCAAGGTTTATGAGGCGGTCGAGGGCACGCGGACCGGCACTATCGCCCCCACGCATGAGGAAGGCGCGGAGTGGGACGGAGACAAGACCGGCAAGGACATCAACGACAAGGGGCCTTACGGCGTCAAATGGGCCTATCTGCACGACCGCTTCGGCATCGTTCGGCTGACCGAGATTGTCAGCGCGACCCAGGCAAAGGCGGTCGTCATCCGCCGCGTGCCGGGTAGCCTTGCCACGGTGCCGAGCTGGCGCTGGTCGCACGGGGCGTTCAGCGCGGCCGAGGGCTGGCCCGATCTGGTTTTCATCCGGGACGAACGGCTGTGCTTCTACAAGGGCTTTGACCGCTATTCCTCGGTCGTCGGCGATTATCGCAACTTTCAGGCCTATACCTCCAGCGGTTACACGACGGCCGACCTGGCGTTTCGGTATCGGATCGACGCCGAGAACCCGCCGCTCTGGGTCCGCGCCGATCGCGACGGCGAGGTGATCGGCACCGCAAGCGGTGAATATGCGATCGTGCCGATCAACCCGCAGGCGGGTGTCGCCGGGGGCAACATCAAGTCGGTCAAGCAGTCGCGTTATGGCTGTGCGGCCGTGTGGCCCGAGGAGCCGGGAGCGACAGTGGTCTATGTCCAGCGCGGTGCCAAGCAATTGCGCGAAGCGGCGTTCGACTTCGGCTCCGACCGGTATCAGTCCGCGAATATCAATCGCTGGGCGCGGCACATTGCCAAGCCCGGCCTAATCCAGCTCGGCCATCAGGCGATACCGGAGGAACTGCTGTTCGGTGTCCGCAGGGACGGCGTCCTCGTTTTTCGCAGCTATGACCCCGAGCAGGAGGTGAAGGGCTTCGCGCGGCGCGTTCTGGGGCAGGGCGGCCGAGTGCTCTCCGCCGTCGCCATCCCCAGCGAAGACGGGTCGCTGGATGAAATCTGGGCGCTTTGCCAGTGGGGCGGCGTCAAGTCGGTCCAGCGCATGGCCGATTGGTGGGAGGTCGGCACCGACGTCATCGACTCGTTCTTCGTCGACGACGGGTTCACCGTGCTGCTGGATCAGCCTAGCACGACCATTCCCGTACCCAGCTGGCTCGCCGGGGTGGAAGTCACGATTCTCGCCGATGGCGGTGTCTGTCCGCGCCAGACGGTCGCGGCGGGTGGGCAACTGACGATCGGCTATCCGGCGCGGCGCTGGACGGTCGGCCGGGGATACCGCGCAGCATGCAAGATGCTGCGCCCCGAGGTCCGTGATCCGACGGGGCAGACGGCACAGGGCAAGCGGAAGCGGCTGGTCAACGTCATCGCGCGGTTGCTCGAAACCTCCGGCCTGAAGATCAACGCGGGGAGCCGGGACCAGATCGTCCTCGATCGGCCGACCTCGGCGCGCATGGATGCGCCGGAACCGCTGTTTACCGGCGATACGGAAGGGGTTTCGGTCGGTGGCGACTGGGGCACCGAGGCCCCCTACACCATCATCTCGGACGATCCCCGGCCAGCATTCATCATCATGGCGATGCCCCGCATCGAGGTGTCCGAGCGATGAGCGTCATCTTTCGTCCATTCTTCTGGTTCGACGCGGTCGAGATCGCCGTGCAGCCCAGCCAATGGATTCAGGCCGGTATCGATGCCCGGACAATGAGCGAGGACGAGGCACGCGACCTTGCCAAGCGTGGCACGGCCTGGACGGCAATCGGCATGGATGGTCGCATCCTGTGCTGTGCGGGCATCGCCGAGATGTTCGCAGGCCGCCAAGGGACCGCCTGGGCGATGCTGGCGGCGGATCTCGGTGTCGCACAGCATCTGGCGATTACGCGCTTCGCGCGGGCGAAGATCGAAGCCAGCCCGCTGATCCGCGTCGAGAGCCTGATCAGCGATGATCCCAGCGGCCGTTGCGCGAAATGGGCGCGCGCGGTCGGGCTGGAGCTGGAGGCCACCCTGGCATGCTGGGGAGCCGCCAGTGAGACGGTGTTTCTGTATCGGAGGATTGCGCCATGCAGGCCGTAGGCAAGGTCATCGAGGGCTCGTCCTATCTCCAGCAGGGCAAATACAATCAGGCCATTGCGGATAGGAACGCACTGGCGGCGGAGAGTGACGCGGCCGCGCAGGTCGATGTCAGCCGTGAGCAGCTTCGCAAGACCATGGGCGAGCAACTGGTCCAACAGGGTGCATCGGCCATGGAAATGGGTACCGGCAGCGCCGTCGACCAGCTCATGGACAGTCAAGTTAATGGGATGCTCGATGCCATGGCGATCCGGCGTCAGGGGCGCACTCAGGGCGAAGCATATCGACAGCAGGGTGTGCTCGCCAAGATGCAGGCGAAAACCCAAGCCACGGCCAGCTATTTCGGTGCGGCCAAGGCGCTGACCGACCAAATGACCAGCTATGCGGGCGGGGCGGGCTGATGGCGGCCGGACTGTACGAACGGCAGGTCGCGCAGGGGCGCACGGCCTCGCTCGACATGGCGAGCCCGGACGCGTTCGGGGCGAATGTCGGGCGTTCGATCAGCGATCTGGGGGAATCGGTCGACCGTTACCAGCAGATGGAACGGCGGTTGCAGCGCAACGAGGACAGCGCTGCGGCGGGCAAATCCTTTGCCGATTATCGCCTGGCGGCCAGCGGCGCGATCAAGGACATGCGCGTCAACGCCCAGCCGGGCGGTGCGGGTCATGCGGAGGCGGTGAAGTCGTATCTGGCCCAGCAGGGTCAGGCGCTGCTCGATGGCGTTACTGATCCGCATGTTCGTCGCCAGCTTGACGAGCAAATGGCCTCGTTCAACACGGGGCTGATCGACAGCGAAGATACATGGCAGCGCGGTCAGCGTGTCGCGAAGCTGGGAAGCGACGAGAAGGAGGCGGCGCAGACGGGGTTCGCCCGGATCGCCACGGCCGGATCGCTGGCCGATGCGCAGCGGGCGATCGGCGAGGAACGCGCGGCCGGTCATGCGCGGATCGATGGCTATGATGGCCTGAACGCCGACCAGAAAGCGGCGCTGCTCCGGGACTTCGATCAGGGATTGGCCCGTACAACGCTGGCGATGGTCGTCCGCACCGATCCGGCGGTTGCCAAAGGCATGCTCGCGCAGGGCGGGTTCAGCAATCTGCCTGCCGAGGAAATCGAGCAGGGCTATCGTGCGATCGGCGTGGAGGAGCGCCGCCAGCAGGCGATCGCCGAACATCAGGCGGCCTTGGCGAAGGCGGCCACCCGCGAACAGCTCTCCACCTTCGATGCTCGGGTTTCATCGGGCGAGGATATTCCCGACAAGGATTTCACCCAGGCCGAGCAACTGGCGCGCAGCATCGGCGACGATAGCGGCGTGGTGCGAATCCACACGGCCCGGATCAAGTCGGGCGTCAATCGCCAGACGCAAGGGTGGACGCCGCAGCAATATCAGACGGAAATCCAGCGTCTTCGCGCCAAGGGCCAGAAGCGGACGCCCGACGAAGACATATATCTCAACCAGATCGAGGCCATCGCCCCGCACCGGACGGCCGAGTTCCGCAACGATCCGGGCAGTTGGGCCGCGCTCAACGGTAATCCGCCCCCGGCCTTGGTGCAGGGCAACGCGGCATCCTATGCGCGCCGTCGTGAGTGGCAGGCCAGCGTGTCGAAGACGACGGGCCAGCCGACGCCGTTCCTCCAGCCGCAGGAAGTCGAAACCTTTCGCGCGCAGATGGACGAAAGTCCGCGCGCGCGTATCGATGTCGCCAACCAGCTCGCAACCTTTGGCGGCATGACGGCAGTGCAGGCGGCGCGGCAGGTCGCGCCCAATGATCCGATGCTGGCCCGCCTGGTCGTCCTGCAGCCGGGCGACCGTGCGGCGGTGTCCAACGGTGCCGAGGCGCGCAAGGCGCGGCCGCAACTGGTCGATGGCAAGGCTGGCGCCATCGCACAGGATTTGTTCAACAAGCGGGTCGGTCCGGCGACGATGCTGATGGGGCAGGGCGATGTCGCGGCCGCATTCGACATCGCCCGGAATCTCTATGCCGATTATGCAGTCAAGCGCGGCATTCAAGAGTTCGAGCCCGAGCTTTGGAACGCGTTTGTCCACCGCTCGCTGGGTGGCACGCGCGATGCGCAAGGCCACTTTTTCGGCGGTATCGGTAGCTGGGGCGGGACCAACATTCTGTTGCCGCCCAAGCTCAACCAGGGCCAATTTGAGGCGGTCATGAGCCGTATGGCGTGGAAGCCGGACCAGCCCAACGCCCCGGCCTGGCGCAACGGCACGCCGATGACCCCGGCCGATGTCCGCAAATATACGCCGGTTGCCCGACCCGATGGCCGATATGAGTTCCATGGCCCCGGTAACGTCGTGCTTCGGACGAAATCGGGGGCGGTCTGGTCGCTCGACATCGGGGCGCTCGGTGCGCGGTATCTGCCGTGAGCGATCGTCGTTCCTCCGTCTTCCTCGACAACCGGCCGGATAGTCGCAAGTCCGGCCAGGCCCCCGACGCGCCGCCCGCGCCCGTGTCGCTGGGTGAAATCGCGTCCGCGCAATGGACACTGGGCCGTCAGGATTTCATGGGTGCGCCACAACAGGCCGAGATGGACGCCTATGGTCCGATCGTCACCGCACTGGGCAAGCGCCGTCCCGCAAGCTGGTGGGACATGCTGGGCGGCCATAATCGCTATGTCCAAGTCGGCCAGCGGTCCGCCGCGATCAATTCGGACAACGTCTGGGCCGATGTGCAAGCGGAGCGTGAGCGCGACCCGGATTTCCTGAAAGACATTCCCGCCAAGAACGGGGCCGAATTCACCCAATGGGTCCAGCGCGAGGAACTGCGTCGTCGTCGGGCGGCGCAGGGCGTCGTCGCGCGCGAATCGGGCATCGGGCAGAAGGCATTCGGTTTCGGTGTCGGGATGGCGACGGGGCTGGTCGACCCGATCAATCTCAGTGCCATGGTGCTGACGGGCGGCAGCGGCGCTGCGCCGACCATCTGGCGGGGAATGGCCCGTGAGGCGCTGATCAACGGTGCAATCGAGGGCGTCGAGATGCCCCAGATCATGAGCAACCGGGCGGCATTTGGCGAGGACATGAGCGCGGGTGATGTCGCGTTGGACATCGGCATGGCGCTGGCCGGTGGCGCGGCGTTCCATGCCGGGGGCCGTGCGATCGGCGCGGGCGCGCGCGCGGCCGCCGCCAGCCCGGCGGGTCGCGCGGCCGGACGGGCGATGACACCGCTGGCGCTGCGCATGGCCGAGCTGCGCAATGCCAGCGACATTGATGTTGTCCGCGCTTTCGCCGATGCCGTGCCCGCCGAATATCGCACACCCGACCAGCAGGCGGCGATCCACGTCGTCGAGCGCGAGGCGGACATCGATGCGAGCAATCCGTTCGTGCGCAACGCGGCTGGTGACGACGAACATGCGTCGCGGCTGGAGGCTGCGTTGCGGGCGATGCTGGCCCCCGACGCCGCGCGCGGCACGCTGGCGGCGTCGACTGCGCTTTCCAGCGGTACGGCGGTGCCCTTCACGCCGCGCGCGCTGCCAGCAGCGAGGCCGAACCTGTCGCCTGACCGGGTCATTCGGTTCGTCATCAACGATCTGGAGGGCGGTGCGCAGGTCGTGCGCTATGGCGCGGCGGACGGCGGCACCACGAAGTATGGGATTGCGGCCAAGTTCAATCCCGGCGTCGATGTCGCCAATTTGAGCGAGGGGCAGGCGGCGGCCATCGCCCGTCGCAAATACTGGTTTCCCGAGCTGGACCGCGCAGATCCGCGCGTGGCGGCCGTCGCGTTCGACGCGGGCTATATCGCCGGTCCCAAGGTCGGCAAGCGCATCCTGGCGGAAAGCGGGGGCGATCCGGCCAAGGCGCTGGCGCTGTATCGCCAGCATCTTGAGCATGTCGCGGACACGGTCGCGGGCAAGGCCAAGTATCGGAATGGCTGGCGCAAGCGGGTCGACAGGCTGGAGCGCATGACCGGCGCCAGCGGCGAGCGAGTCCAGTTGGAGCCCCTGGGCTTCGCAGCGGATGCGGCCGACGATGTCGCCGTCGCGCAGCGGGCGCTCGATCAGGCGACGATGGACGCCGAGTTGGCGGCGGCCGAGCGCGCCCGAGTGGAGCCGGACATTGCCGAACGCGATGCGGCTCCGGAGGATATGAGCGCAGGTGAGGGCTCGGCCGTCATGGAGATGGGTGAGCCTTCCCAGATCGATTCCGTGCCGCCGCCCGTAGCGCCGATCGATCCAGAGGCGCGAGCGGCCGTCCGTCGTTATATCGCGGATACGCGGGGATCGCTGCAACCCGCCAAGATCGCCAAGGCGCTCGGGTTGGTCGAGGACGACGCGGCCCGAATCGTTGAGGCGTTGGCGGCCGATCCGCGGGGCGGCCTGGTGCGGCAGGGTAAGGCCGGTCGGATCATCCGCCGCCCGGTGCGGCGTGCCCCGATCGATCTGTTCCGTTTCATCGCCGATCGCGGCGGTCTGCGCGATGACGAGGGGCATAGCCTCATTGCGGGCCGTGGCCTGGATCGCTTCGTGCCTGGTGCGGGTCCGCTGTTTCGTGAAGGCGGCATGTCGCTGGACCGCGCGCGCGAGCTGGCGGCGGAGGCGGGCTATTTTCATGACCGGGCGCCCGACGATGCGATGGCATCAACGACCACCGACGATTTCATCGAGCTTTTGCAGCGTGCGGACCGCGATCCGGTCTACACGCTCGCGGATCTGGAGGCGGTCACCGATCGCGAGGCCCGCGCTGCGGCCAGTGAGCAGGCGGCGATGGTGCGCAGCCATATCGATGCGCGCTTGACCGAGCATGGATTTTCGTTCGACCGCGACCAGACCAGCCGCGCGGCCGCACTGATGATCGAACGCGACATGGAGCCCGATGAGGCGATCCGTGCCGTGGTCAATCAGGACATTGCCGAGGCGCTTGACGACGCCCGCATGGAGGCAGACAGTGACCGCTATGACCTTCTCGCCGACGACTTCCAAGCCATCGCCGATGCCGACCGAGGCATTGACGGCGATCGCCTCGGACGCGCAGTTGACGGCACAGACGAGGGCCAAGGCGGCGCGGGCGTTGGCGAACCTCGCGGCGCTGGAGAAGGCGGCGCTGCCCTCGACGAACGGCAAGCCAGCGGCCTAGCCGGTCCCGCCCCGCTCGACGACGTTCGCGGGCGGGCTTTCGATGATCCGGACGGGCCGGGCGCGGTCGCCCTGGTCGATAGCCTGATCCACGACCTGCGCGCGCAGCTCGACGAGGTGCTTCCCTATGATCCGGCCCAACGGGAGTTTCGTTCGCTTTCGCCGGTCGGAACGTCCCGCGTCATGGATATTGCGGCGGCCCGTCGGGAGGCTCTGGGGCAAGCCTACAAGCTGAAGCTGGGCGATGCGCTGTATGAGCGCATTCTGGCCTATGAAGGCGGCGATGCCGAGTTCGGCCCCATCCGGATCGTGGAGGGGCATCCGGAGACATTGGAGCAGGCGCACGGTTCGACCGCCCGCACAGATTTCCGCATCGACGATCAAGGCGTCGAGCGGAGCCTTCGTGACATTCTGGATGAGATCGACGCGGACGATGCGGCGATCAAGGCTGCGAGGAATTGCCTGTGAGCTTGGGTGTCTGCATTCCGGGCATGGTCGAGCGCGGGGAAATCACCCCGACCAAGGGCGAGGAAATGGCGCGCCTGTTCGACACGCTGGAACAGGATTTCCGTCGCCAGTTTGGCGATCAGGCGGCCGCCGCGATGGCGACGGACGCGGCGCTGGCGACCATGGAGCGGGAGGCGCTGCGCAAGAAGCGGTTGGCGCTGGGGCAGGTGCAGGCGCAGAAGCGTATGCTGGTCGACATGGGCGGCTTTGCCGGGCGCGATCCGATGGCGGCGGGTCCGCTCGATCCGCGCGCGGCCGTCGCGTTGTTCGACCGCGACGGCCGCGCGGGCTATTCCAACGTCGAGGGGCGGCGCAAGGCGATCCGTGCGCGGGCGTTCGGCATGATCGACGGTCTGTTGGCCCGCCATCATACCGACCCGCTCGGGCGCATCCGGAACAAGGCCGAACTAGGCGATCTGGTACGCGAGCTGTTCGGTGAGGATAGCGGCAATCTGTCGGCGCGCGAGCTGGCGACCGCGTGGACCGACGCGGCGGAGATGCTGCGGCAGCGCTTCAACGCGGCCGGGGGCGCGATCGGCAAATTGGAAGGCTGGGGCCTGCCCCAAGCGCATGACACGCGGGCGATCCGCGCGGCGGGCTATGAAAGCTGGCGCAATGCGATCCTGCCCGGCCTCGACCGGCAGCGAATGGTCGATGATCGCACCGGCCTGCCATTCAGCGACGGCGGGCTTGAGCTGGCGCTGCGCGACGTTTTCGAGACGATCCGCACCGAGGGATGGAACAAGCGGTCGGCGGGGCAGGCGGGCGGCAAGAGCCTCGCCAATTCGCGGGCCGATCATCGTTTCCTGATCTTCAAGTCGGCCGACGCCTGGATGGATTATCAGGATGCGTTCGGGGTCGGTACGGCGTTCGATGCCATGACCGGCCATATCGACGGCATGGCCCGCGACATCGCGATGATGGAGATCCTCGGGCCGAACCCGGCCGCCTCCGTCCGCTGGCTGAAGGATACGCTGGAAAGGCAGGCGGCACTCGATACCGCGCCCGACAGCCGCGCGGTCGACCGCGCATTCGGGGCGACGCGCAAGATCGATCGTCTGTACGACGAAATCACGGGCGCGGCCGGGCGGCCGGAGAATCGGACCATGGCGCTGGCATTCTCGTCCGTCCGGTCGCTCCAGACGGCCGCGAAACTGGGTTCCGCGACACTGTCCGCCGTTACCGACGTGGCATTCCAGGGGATGACGCGGCGCTTCAATGGCCTCGCCAGCACGACCATTCTCCCCGGCTATGTGAAGATGTTTCGGCCGGGCGCGGTTGCGGATCAGCGGCAGGCGGTGCGATTGCTCGGGATCGCCGATGAATGGTCCAAGCGCGCTGGCGCGCAGCAGCGCATTCTCGGGGAGGAATTGACCGGCGATGTCGCGCGGCGGCTGGCGGAAGGGACGTTGCGCGTCTCCGGTCTGTCTCGCTGGACCGAGGCGGGCCGCTGGGCCTTTGGGATGGAGTTCCTGGGCCATATTACCGATCAGGTCGACCGCCCCTATGCGCAGCTGAATTCCGCCTTCCGGGGCGCTCTTGATCGCTATGGCATTAATGCGGCCGGATGGGACTCCATTCGGAAGACGCCGCTGGAGCGGGATCGCGGCGCGTTCTGGCTGAAGCCCGATATGGTCGAGGATCGCGAGCTGGGCGACCGGCTGTATGAAATGATCCTGTCGGAAACCGACTATGCGGTGCCGACGGCGGATCTCCGGACGCGCGCGCTGGTCAACTCGGTCGCGCCCAAGGGTAATTTCTTCGGCGAGATGGTCCGTTCGGCCGCGCTTTTCAAAGGCTTCGGCATATCGCTGCTCATCATGCAGGGGCGCCGGATCATGGACATGAGCGGCTGGAGCAATCGTGCACTCTACTCCGGCGGCCTGGTGCTAACCACCACGCTGATGGGTGGCCTTGTGCTCCAGCTGAAGGCGTTGGCGGGGGGCAAGGATCCGCGCCCGATGGACGATCAGAAGTTCTGGGGCGCGGCCGTCCTACAGGGGGGTGGCTTCGGCATCTTCGGCGATTTCCTCCAGTCCACCACCAATCGGTTCGACGGCGGTTTTGCCGGAACGCTGGCCGGGCCGCTGGCCGGAGACGCGCAGAAGCTGGCCGAGCTGGGTCAGCCGGTCGCGGATGTTTTGACTGGCACCCGCGCCGATCTGGCAGAAAAGCATCTGGCGGCGACGCCGTGGAAGGCGGCGCGGCTGGCGCGTGCAGAATTGCCGGGAGGGTCGCTCTGGTATGCGCGGCTCGCCTTCGACCGGATGCTGACCGACCAGATCCAGGCGGCGATCGACCCAAACTACACGCAAAGCTGGTCGCGCATGGAGAAGCGCGCGCGCGATCAGCGGACCAATTTTTGGTGGGCTCCGGGCGATATGATTCCTGATCGCTCCCCGGAACTGAGCAATGTGTATCTGAACGAAGGAGCCGACCAATGACCGTCGCGAAGCTGCCCCGTGTGAACGAATATCAGGGTGTTGCGGGGCCCATGGCCTTTGCGATCAAGTTTCAATTTCTTGCGAGCGCAGACATTTCGGTTTCGTTGCGCGATCCGGCAGGCGTCGAACAAGCGCCATCGGCAGGCGCTTTCATCATCTCGGGCGGTAATGGCGCAACCGGTCAGGTAAGCTTTACCGGCTCAACGGCCGGTTACACCGTCGTGATCCGTGGCCGGACCGAGATAAGCCAGAAAACCGAATATCCATACGGCAACAATTTTCCCTCCGCGAATCATGAGCGCGCAGTGGATCGTGCCGCTATGATTGATCAGGAGCAGCAGGATCAGATCGACGAAACGAAGCGCCGGGCGCTGATGGTACCTGCGGGCTCTGATGTCGGTGACATCCGACCGGAACCGCAAACGGTCATCGCATTCGACGACAATCGTGTCCCGTATCCGCGCCCGATTGGTAGTTTTCCAGTCGGTCCGAGCGGGCCAGCCAACAGTACCTTCACGCAGCTCGCCCAGCTCAAAGCCGCAGATCCGACGAACGGCAGCTTCATCCGCGCGGACGCCACCAACCCCGGCACCTACACCCTGGTGCAGGGCGATTTCAGCGCTGATGCGAACGATCTTGACGTCGTCGCGCTCGCAGGCGTGCCAACCAACCAGGCGGCCGCTGTCCAGGACACCTCGCTCTATGTTCCAACTTTCGACAAGCTGTCCAGGACGATCGTCGGTCAAGCATATGATGCGATCGAAACCGGCGGCTATGACACAAAGGGTATCGGCGGTGGTCGTTACAATCGGCTGACCGGCGCCGGTCCGTTCATCGCCACGCGCTGGCGTCGGCAGTCGCGCAATGGTCAGTGGTTCGAAAAAGACGAGCGGGTTACCGATGTCACTCATTTCGGTGCGAAGGGTGATGGTTCGGACAGCACGGCCGCAATGCTGGCCGCGTTCGCCTGGTTGAACGAACGAGAGGGCCGCACGCTCAACGTTCCACGCGGATCCTTTGTTTTTTCTCAGGATCTGCGCGTTACCAGTCACTTCGCCTCGATCATCGGCGAAGGAAAATCGGCCTCAATGTTGTCGGGGCGACAAGGCGCGAAGATCGTTCTCGGCACTGCGATCATCACTGGTTATGAGCCGGACGGTCGGCCCATTCGAACCGCCGATGGTAAAGTTCTATTTCCGCGTCTGCATGGTATTGGCGTCAAACCCGATGGTGCGACTTCCCAGAAGTGCATTTATTTAGAGAATTGCGACAACGCACTGCTTTCCGAACTGGACGTCGGTCCCTTCAGCATATCAAACAATGCTATCGTCGATGGTATTTCGACAAATTGGGTCCAATGGACCAGCCTCGAGCACGTCTTCACCAACGTCAACAACTTTGCGCTCGACATCAATTTGAAGTGGGAAACCGACGAAAACGAAGACCACTTTTTCATCAACGCCTGTCAGCTATATATCGGTAAGCAGCCTTCTATCGGCGCGATACCGGCGTGCATTCGCATTTTGCGCGAGCCCAATAGATCGGCGCCGTTCTGGAACTTCCACATTTTCGGACGAACGCATTTTCTGGGCTGGAAGGCGGCCGACAATCCGGTGCCCGGCGGTCCGATCGACACCAGCGGTATCCAACTCCAGAGCCCAAACGACGGAGGCATCCACGGAACGCTCGCAGGCTTTTCGATTGATGAATGCTTTTTCGAGGATGTGACATATCCAATCGATATGAAGAGAAAGCTCGGCGACGGTGCGAACGAAGGATGTTCTCTGAAGGTTAGCAACACGACGTTCATGCGTGGCGCTATCGCAATATGGGGTCGAGATTCGACCAAGCAATTCGTCGCACTGGATGGTTGCGAATTCGTGGATATGTCGGCTGTCGTCGAAAAAGTAACTTTGAATGCTGGCAACAGAAATAGGCGACACAATACGCCGATATTCGATACCGAGGGTTTCTTTGGTAAGCATCGCTACGTATACTTAGACAGCATGGAAGGTGTGACTTGGTATGCCGAAGGTGTCGCCACAGTTACATCGGGCGCGACGGAAGTATCCATCTCCTACGCTCTATCGGCCCAGTATGGATATGAAGTCGTAACGGATCTCTTGGTGCCAAATTGGGCAACGTCCGTAGGCATGGACAATCCAACGCCGACCAGCGCGACAATACGGTTCGGTACAGCCGCGCCCACCGGCGCGCGGGTCCGCTGGCGCGTCAAAATTTCTTGATCGGAGCGAAAGTATGGAAGTGATAGCGCAGGTAGGCCGGGTCGACCCGGTGATTGAAAATGAAAAAGACGAGGCTGGGCAATCTCGCCAAGTATCTGGGGTCGTTGCTTATCTGAACGTCAACGTACCGCCTCTTAGCCGCAGCGGACATATCATGATCGGCCCGGTTCTGTCGGACAGCGACTTGGCATCAATGCTGACGCTGGGATCGTCGATCAAGATCGCGATCGCCGCGCCGGGCGGCAGTGGCGAACAGCCGTGACGGACACGGCAAATGCGGTTCAGGCGCGCATTATCGCCGAGACGGTCGCGCGGGCCGCGATCGAAGAATATGTCCGTGCCAATCCACCGAAAGCCGAAATGCCGCCTCACCTCAAATGGATCGCTGGCATCGGTGGTGCAGTCCTGACCGCGCTGATCGTCGGCATGTGCAGCTGGATGGCCGCGACGCTGTCCGATCTGACGAAGACGGTCGCGCGGATCGACGAGCGGCAACAGGTCACGGCGGATGATCGTCGCGAGATGAAGGAACGGCTCAATCGCATCGAGGAACGTCTCGGGCGGCTGGAAACAGGAGGTGTGAGATGAAGACGATCGACCAACTGATCGACGAGGTGATCGCACGCGAGGGGGATTACAGCAACCATCCGGCCGATCGTGGCGGGCCGACGCGGTTCGGCATCACCGAGCAGGTGGGGCGGGCCAATGGCTATACCGGCGACATGAGGGTCTTTCCGCGTCAGCGCGCGGAGGCGATCTATCGTGCGATCTATTGGACGCGGCCGTCGTTCGACCAAGTCGCGGCCTATGCGCCGGTCATCGCGGCCGAGCTGTTCGATACCGGCATCAACATGGGCGTCGGCGTCGCGTCGACCTTTCTCCAGCGCGCCCTCAACGCACTGAATCGCGGGGCGGTCGACTATCCGGATATCAAGGTCGATGGGCAGATCGGCGCGATGACGATCTATGCGCTGCGGCTTTACCTGGCCAAGCGGGGTGATCGGGCGGAGCTGGTCATGCTGCGGGCGCTGGAGGCGCTGCAAGGCGAGCGCTATATCAAGTTGACCGAGGATCGCCCGGCGAACGAAGCGTTCCTTTTCGGCTGGCTGTCGGAGCGGATCGGACAGGCGGCATGAGCGGCTTTCAGTGGCCCAGCGAGCGCGGCTGGCTCGTCATCATCGTGACTGCATTGCTCGTCTATGTCCTGACCCTGCTCGCGCTTTTTCCGGCGCTGGAAAAATCCCAGCTCTTCGTCGCGCTAGCCTCCGGCGTGGTCGGTGCATCCTTCATGGCGGTGATCGGCATGTGGACATCGGCCACCAAGGCCGGTGCCGAATTGGCGCAGAAGGCGATGGACCAGCGCGGCTCGCCGAATCAAAAGGACCCCAATTGATGGATATTTATCGCGGTCAGAATCTGGCGGTCGCGGCCCGTCTGTGCGCTGCCCTGTTTTAACGGGCATTCCGACGAAAAGCCTAAAATGCGCCAAAATCGGAATGTCTTGATTCTTTAAGTATCTGTAAAATAAGAAATGTTGCAACTTTCCTAATCTGAGGGCCACTGGTTCGAATCCAGTCGGGGTCACCATGCGAGATGCGGGCAGCATCGGTGCCGCAGATGAACAATCATGACGATTGCGCAACGATCTTTTTTATAAGTCAAATGACAATCGAGACATGAAACGCGATCTTAAGAGGTCGATGCCATAACCGCCCCATATTCCGGGTGGTGCATGATGAAAAATCTGAAGATCAGCGGCAAATTGTTCGTGGCGTTCGGCATCCTCGCCGCCGCCCTGGTTGTCACGATGGTGCTGTCCATCATGAGCCAGCAGCATCTGAACAGCGTGGCGGAAAATCTGGGACGTGTCCGGCGCGACAAGCTGGTCGCCATGTCGCTGATCAACACGGCGACGTCCGACTACCGCATCTATGAGGCGACAGTCGTGCTCTCGCCCGAACCCGATCAGATCAACGCCGCCTATCGGGACTTGCAGGAACGGTCGCAGACGATCGCCAAGAACGAAGCCTTTCTCGATCGGACCCTGTCGTCGCCCCGGGCCATCGAACAATTCCGTACCTTCCGTGACCATTGGAACGAGTTCGAGCAACAGTCACGCAAGACGGTCGATCTCGGCCGCCAGAATCTGAATGCCGAGGCGCTGGCCAGTTTTCGGGCGAGCAAGCGTATCTTCGATACGGCGAACAAGGACGCCTCCGTCATGACCGACATTCAGGTCGGCCTGATGGACAAGGAGATGAAAGAGGCGAATCAGGATTATATCTGGTCGCGCAACGCCTCGATCGCCATTTCGGTGCTGGTGCTCGCCCTGACCGCCTATCTGCTGATGATCCTGATCCGGGGCATCGCCAATCCACTGGCGGCGATGACCGCCGCGATGCGGAAGCTGGCGGCGGGTGACCTGAACACCAGGCTGGAGGTCGAACCGCGCCGCGACGAAGTGGGCCAGCTGGCCGAGGCGATGGTTGCGTTCCGCGACCAGCTCGCAGGGGCGGAGCGCGCCAAGGCCGAACAGACCAGCCTGATCGTCAGCAGCATCGGCAGCGGCCTCGACGCGCTGGCGCAGGGCGACCTGACCAGGCGGATCGACGCGGACCTGACCGGCCCGTTCGAAAAGCTGAAGCAGGACTTCAACCATGCGATGGACTCGGTCTCCGCCACGCTGGCCGCGGTGAACGCCAGCGCACAAGGGATCACCAACGGCGCCGCCGATATCCGCGAGGCGTCGGACGACCTGTCGCACCGCACCGAGCAGCAGGCGGCCAGCCTGGAGGAAACCGCCGCGGCGATGCACGAGATCACCGAGACGGTTCGCGAAACGGCGGAAAATGCCAAGCGCGCCAATCAGGCGGTCACCGAAACCCGCACCGATGCCGACCAGTCGACCGATGTGGTGCGCAAGGCCGTCGAGGCGATGCACGGTATCGAACGCTCGTCGCACGAGATCAGCGAGATCATCGCGGTGATCGACGGCATCGCCTTCCAGACCAATTTGCTGGCGCTGAACGCCGGTGTCGAGGCCGCGCGCGCCGGGGATGCGGGCAAGGGCTTTGCGGTGGTCGCCTCCGAAGTGCGTGCGCTGGCGCAGCGTTCGGCCGATGCGGCCAAGGACGTGAAGGAGCGGATCACCGCCTCGACCCAGCAGGTCGATGCCGGGGTGCAGCTGGTCGCGCAGGCGGGCAATGCCCTGACCCGCATCACCGGCCGGATCGGCGAGATCAACGCGCTCGTCTCCGACATCGCCTCGGCCGCGGCGCAGCAGGCGACGGGCCTGCAGCAGGTCAACACCGCCGTCGCCGAGATGGACGGGGTCACCCAGCAGAATGCCGCGATGGTCGAACAGGCGACCGCCGCCGCGCGCAGCCTGTCGGAGGAAACCGGCAACATGACCCGTGAGGTGGCCCGCTTCCGCCTGATCGACGGCGGCATGGTCACGCGGACCCCCGCGCCGGTGGTCCATCACTCGCCGGTCCACCAGCTCCAGGCCCGGGTGGCGCAGGCGACTCCCCGGATCACCGCCGCCGCCCCGCGCGTCGCCCGCACGTCCGGTGCCGCCGCCGCCGCGGTTGCGGTCGATGACGGCGACTGGTCGGAGTTCTGA